CGGTGCGGTAGAATATCTCTTCGGCTCCGGCGTAGGTGCCGTCGTAGGGGGTGATGGCGCCTTCGGTGACGGCTTTGCGGATGCGGTATTTGCTGGGGCCGTATTCGCGGGTGATGTCCGGGCGTTTGATGAGGATGGTTTTCATGGATTCCTTTACAACAGGGTTAATTGCGCGGTTTCATTCTTCACGCGCTCAATGGCGCGGGTGAAATAGTCCGGGTCCAGTTCCGTCCCGGTCAGGTGGTATCCGGCGTAATGGCAGGCAATGGCAATGCTCATGCTGCCCAGGTGGGTGTCGAGAATGCGGTCGCCCGGTTTGGCGTAGTTGTGGAGGAGCCAGCGGTACAGGGCCACGGGCTTTTGACAACTGTGAATCCGCTTCCCTTCAAACCCAGCCCCTCCGCCAAAATATGGATGGTTAAAGCACTTGGCGTTTAGGTTGAAAGATGTCCACGCATATTCACCGTCGGCGTATGTATCAACAGGCTGATGCTTGAACCAAAAAATAAATCCCCTTGTTGGAGGCAGTTGGAAGTAGTTTCCGCCCCAAATTATTTGATTTCTGGAAACTCTGAACAGCTCTTCAAAGAATTGATTTGTTGGTTTGCGGTCGTTGACCGTTTCCATTTGCCCGTGGCGAGCAATCCGTGATGTGGGGTTACTTTTGCCTGATTCTCCTACAATCCCATAAGGCGGGTCAACAATCGCCAAGTCAAAAGCCTTATCCGGCATCTCCCGCATCAGGTCCATGCAGTCCATGCAGCGTAGGTCGAGAAGGTCGGTTTTGTAGTGCATCAGTAACTCCCACCGCCTACGGTTGTATAATAATTTCCGGAGCCTACGTCTTGGAGGTCGGAGGCGAAGGCGTAGCGGGCTAGGTCGATGAAGTCTTTGCAGGCGCCGCGCTGGCCGTCTTCGCCGGTCCAGATTTTGAGGGCGAAAATCATGTTGGTGCAGCGGTCGGAGATGTAGAGTTTGGGGCGGTTGGTGTAGGAGAGGGGCTGTTCGTTGTTGTAGGAGAGGGCGTCGGTGATGAGGTGGACGGCGGATTGGGTGTCGCCGGGGGCGAGGGACCCGGCGGGGCCGAGGTGGACGGGGATGAAGTCGAGGCCGATGTCTTCGAGTTCTTCGAGGAGGGTGACGGAGCCTTCGGCGGTGGCGGTGGAGGAGTTGGCGGGGCGGGCGTCGATGTAGCGGGCGTGGATGCGCTCTTTGGTTTTGGGGCCGGGGGTCCATTCGCGGGGCTTGTCGAGGTGGGTGGCGGGGATGTCCCAGCCTTCGAGGCGGGCGAGTTCCTGTTTGTAGCGGAGGAGGGAGAAGCCGAAGGGGTTTTGGGCGGGGCCTTTGCGGCCGTCTTTGCGTTTGCCGTCGATCTCGGCCCAGGGGCCGGGGAGGCCTATGCCGGGTATGGGGTAGGGACCGGGCCATTCGCGGTAGAAGTAGACGGTGTCGTGGTTGACGCGGACCCAGAGGAAGCCGAAGTTGCGGCCGCCGGAGGGGTCGCAGATGAGGTAGTTGGTGCCGGCCAGGGGGATTTTGTCGTCGGGGAGGACGTGGATGCGTTCGTCGAACATGGGGAAGCGGCAGGACATGGTTTTGGTGGCGATGCCGTAGAAGCGTTCGCGGATTTCGTCCTGTGTTTTTCCGGCGGATTTGGCGATGACGCCGGAGGGGTTGCCGTAGGGGTTGTCGGCGGAGTGGAAGTAGACGACGGCGTGTTGGTATTCGATGCGTCCGCCGCGTTCGGTGCCGATGCCGCGAAGGATGCGGGGGACTTTCTTGAATTTGCGTCCGGGCGGGGGGAGGGGCTGGGAGGGGGTGCCTTGAATCCAGGCGTGGACGTCTTCGGGAATGGAGTTGGGGCCGTAGCCGAGGTCTTTGTGGCCGCCGCGGTAGGCGGTGAGCCAGGCTTGTTCGGTGGGGAAGCCGAGGGCGGCCCATTCGAGGGCGGGGCCTTCGTCGTCGGGGCAGAGGTAGGCGATGGTTTCGCGGACGGGGGTGGAGCCTTCGGTGAGCATGCGGACGGTTTCGGTGTAGCCTTCGACGGGGGTGAAGGTGACGAGGATGCGGCCGTCGCGGGTGACGATGCGGTAGAGCTGGGTGAGGACCCAGTCGGCGGGGACGAGTTCGTCGTCCCAGATCCAGTCGAGTTCGCCGCCTTCGGTGGCGTCGGACTTGTCCATGGTGTAGTATTTGAATTCGCAAACGGAGCCGTTGTAGAGGACGAATTTGCCGTTGGAGTAGCCGGTGGCGGATTTGTAGGCGATGTATTCGGGTTTGCCGGTGATGATCTGGGCGTTTTGTTTGTCGGCGGGCATGTGCTGGTTGATGAGGGCCTGCTGGTAGGTGACGCTCATGTTGTGGTTGGACTGGAGGCACCATGCGTTTTGCTTGGGGGCGCGGTGGATGCGCTGGACGCTGCGTTTGCCGCCGTATTGGGACTTGCCGCCGCGGTTGCCGCCGTTGATGAGAATGAGTTTGACGGGGGCGGGGAAGCCGTGGGCTTTGCGGAGGGCTTCGGCCCAGCGTTCCCATGTCCAGTCGGGGCCGAAGCGGCGGGTGATTTCGGTTTTGAAAGCGCCGTCGAAACATTCGAATCCGAAGAGGGCGTCGACGGCTTTCCAGATGGGGGACTCCCAGCCGTGGAGGAGGGGGTCGCGGCGTTCGTTGTGAATGGCGAGGGTGCGGGACTGGATGTAGGCGAGGAAGTCGTCGGGATGGTCGCGGACCCAGTCGGGCTGGGGAAGGGCGAGGACGGGGTGGCGCTCGTAGTTGAGGGGGATGGTGGCGGTTTCGGTGGTCATGTGTTCTCCCGGAGCCAGCGGACCATGTCGGGGGTGATGCTGCGCTGGACGTAGACCTCGCTGCCCTGGCTGCGGTCGCGGGGGATGTTGCTGCGGGTGCCGTCGGGGTTGAGCTTGCAGGCGGACCAGAATTTGGTTTCGGAGGCGTGGATGTCGTCGCGGATGGCTCCGCCACGGTTGACGCCTTTTTTGCCCATGCGGCGGAGGGCAAGAATGCTTTCGGAGCGGTTGCAAGGGGATTGATGGGAGAGGGGGTTCGTCATGGCGCGGGTTTCCGATCTTCGGAAGGTACTGCGGTTTGGGTTTCCGAGGTTCGGAAAAGGCGGCGGAGGCGGGCGAGTTCGCGCTGGGCGGCGACTATGTCGGTGGCAATGGCGACGGGGGTCCAGTCGGTGGCCTGGCCGTGGGTGAATTTTTTGAGGGCGTCGGCGTAGACGTCGCGGGTTTGGCGGTAGCGGGATCCGCCGAGGGGGTGGAGTTCGATGACCCAGGCTTCGTCGAGGGGGGTCTGGTCGTTCATTTTGTGCCCTTGGTGGTGTGGAGGGGGTCTTTGTAGCCCCAGTCGATGGGGGCGAAGGACATTTTGAAGTAGGGGGCGTGGAACCACATTTCGGAGGCGCCGACGCCGCCTTGCTGGTTTTTGGCGACGTCGCACCAGATGGCGCGTTGGCGCTTTTCGTCGATGTGGTGGCGGTAGTAGTCGAAGCGTTCTTCTTTGGAGAGGAGGATGCAGGTTTGGGCGTGTTGCTCGAGGTCGCCGCAGCCTTTGAGGTCGGCGAGGGTGGGGCGTCGGCGGTCTTTGGCGGAGTCGCGGTTGAGCTGGGCGAGGACGATGACGGGGATGTCGAGCTCGGCGGCGAGGGCTTTGACGACGGCGGAGCAGTAGCCGATGACGCGGACGGGGTCGTAGGAGCGGATGTGTTCGGCGGAGCAGAGCTGGATGTAGTCGATGGAGGCGAGCTTGATGTCGTGGCGGAGCTTCATGAGGCGGAGCCAGGAGGCGATGCGGGTGATGTCGTATTCTCCGGCGAGAATGTGCATGGGCCATTGGTTGATTTCGTCGATGGCGGCGTCGACCTGGGAGAGGTTTTTTTCTCCGGCGTGGTGGGCGTTGAGCTTGGGGAGGGAAACGCTGGACTGTCGGCAGATGTCGCGCTCGAGGAGGGCCTCCATGCTCATGTCCATGCAGACGCGGGCGACGGGGACGTTGTTTTTTGCAAGATGGGTAAGGATGCACCCTTCAAGGCTGGTTTTTCCGGCAGAGGGGCGGGCGGCGATGATGTGGAAGCCTTTTTGGAAGCCGCCGAGCATGGCGTCGATTTCGGCGAAGCCGGAGGGGAGGCCTGGCATGGTGATTTCGCCGGCATCGATCTTGCGCCACTTTTCGCGGGATTCGCTCATGCACTGGGCGACAGTTTTCTTTGAGGAAACTTTGGGCATGAGGTCGTAAAATTTTTGGGGGACGGTGGCGAGGTATTCGGAGCCTGCAGTTGTGGTTTTGGCTTCCTGCTGAACGAGGTTGCAGGTGTCGACGACTTGGCGCTTGTAGTACAGGTCGCGGATTTTGTCGAAGTGGGCGGGGGCGTGGAAGGCAACGGGGCATTTGTCGGCGCAGGCGTAGACGTAGGCAATGCCGCCGGGGAGTTCGTCGAGGACGCCAAGGGTGCGGAGGCGGTTGGCGAGGAGGAGGGGATCGACGTAACCCTTTTTCTCCTGGGCGATGTCGAGGATGTTTTTGACGAGGCTGCGGTGTACGGGGACGGCAAACATGTCGGGGGTGATGCCGTAGTCGGCAACGGCGACGGTGGCCCCGGTGTCGTTGGCGATCATG